ATAATTTACTTACTAGAACGGAAGAACAAATTAATAGTGAAACTTTTTATATGTTTAATGCTATGATACAATATTTTGAGAACAATAGTATAAATTATTTAATTACAGCAATGAGTAATAAGTGCATGCCAACAGAACTTATACAACCTAATGAAAACGTATTAACTCCAATGAGTCACATAGTAGATTTAGATAATACATACGTAGATGGCCATCCAAATAATGATGGTCATAACCAATTTTCAAGATATATAATAAGTGAGATAAAGAAAAGATATGAGTGATTTAACAAACTACAACGAAGAAACGCAAGAACTATTTTTAAAGTTTTTAATAAGCGATCCTGATCTGTTTAGCAGGTGTGCAAATATAGTTGATGCTGATTATTTTAATATAAAGTATAGAAAAGCAGTAGAGTTATTTCAAAGTCATTCTAAAGACTTTAATAGTATTCCTACGCCAGAGCAAGTAAGTGCCGCAAGTGGTGTACAAATAGAAGTTATTCCAAATGTAACATCAGATCATCATGAATGGTTTTTAAAAGAGTTTGAAACATTTTGTAGACATAAAGCATTAGAGAAAGCAATAATTGAAAGCACAGACTTATTAGAGAATCAAGACTATGGTACTGTGGAAAATAAAATTAAAGAAGCAGTACAAGTAGGACTTGTAAAAGATTTAGGCTTAGATTACTTTGAAAATCCTAAAGAAAGATTACAATGGATTAAAGATCAGTCTGGTGCAATTAGCACAGGATGGAAAGGAATAGATCATAAACTATATGGTGGTATGAACAGAGGTGAGATGACAATTTTTGCTGGTGGTTCTGGTGCAGGTAAAAGTTTATTTTTACAGAACTTTGCAGTTAATTGGGCATTAGCAGGTATGAATACTGTTTACATTAGTTTGGAGCTCAGTGAACAACTTATTAGTATGCGATTAGACAGCATGGTTTCTGGATATGGCACAAAAGAAATTATGCGAAACATGGATGATGTGGACTTAAAAGTTCGTATGAAGTCTAAAGGTGCTGGTAGATTAAGAGTAAAACAAATGCCTAACGGTGTTAATGTAAATGATATAAAAGTATTTTTACGAGAATATGAAATAGCATGTGGTGAAAAAGTAGATTGTTTACTAGTAGACTATTTAGATTTAATGATGCCTATTAGTGCAAAAGTAAGCGGTAGTGATCTGTTTATTAAAGACAAGTATGTATCTGAAGAGTTGCGTAACTTAGCGATGGAGAAAGATTTATTATTTGTAACGGCTTCTCAGTTAAACAGAGGAGCAGTAGAAGAAATAGAGTTTGATCATCATCATATTGCAGGTGGTATCAGTAAAATACAAACAGCAGATAATGTTGTGGGTATATTTACAAGTAATGCTATGCGAGAAAAGGGTAGATATCAAATACAGTTTATGAAAACACGTTCTAGTAGTGGCGTAGGCACAAAAGTAGACTTAAAGTTTGATCCTGATACATTAAGAATAGTAGATTTAGAAGAAGGTGATGAAGATGCAATGACAGTTACTACAGGAAACCTTGTAGAACAACTGAAAAGAGGCAATAGTATTAAAGCAGAGGAACAGTCAGCACAGGATACAGTTTCACAAGCAATGAACATGCGAGAGTTCTTAAAGAAGAACGACATATAAATGATAAATAGCATTATACATATTTTTTGGAGATGATGTGAAGAAGACTCGCAGTATATTAGAAGAACTAAATCAGATTTCAGTCGATCGTGATAGGAATCATGTCGTTTCTAATAGAGGAGAACATGTTATTGCCAGTGCTATTAGTTTATTAGAGCAGATAGACCGTTTTTACGATCCTGCAACAGCAAAAGATTTAACAAATAGACTAGTCAACAGCATTAAAGGTCGAGATGGCAAAAAATTCTCCAGGGGTATAACAAAAGTTATAAAAGAATCCCAACGAGAAAGTAATGCAGATTAATGATCTAATTCAAAAGAAAAACAATATTAATGTCTTTGAAGATTTTACTAACTTCGAACTTGAAATGGCTAAAATACCTGATGGGCATGAAGAAGAAGGTGACCTAACTGATGTAGATGAACCGGAAAATATTGTTTATAAATGGGATAAAAAATTACAAAATTGGTCCTATAATATAAAGGTTAAATCCGATGCAGATTCAGGTGACCGCTTCCAAAATAAAAAATGGATATATTTAACACCGCAACCTTCCCAAGATGACGAAGGAAAACCTTTTTTAGATAAAGACGGCAAGCAACAGAAGACAAAATATTCAAGAAGATGGCGTCACTATGTGGAAAAAGCAGGAAGAGAAATTGATCGCAAAAAGGATGATAGCAAACCTGCAATTGAAACACAACCAATTAAAGACAAACAAACTTTTAAATATGGCAAACAAGAATATATTTATGATAATAAGTTAAATCTTTGGTTTAATAAAAGTACTAAACAACAAGTAGACAAAAACAGTTTACTTAATGCTACACTGATGGCAAACTATGGATTTAAACCAGACGGACAAAGAGAATTAGACCCAACGTATAAAGAACAGTTTTTAACCTGGGTCACTAAAGGACTCCCAGACTGGCTAAAAAAAGGTGGTAGACTAGGACAGGATAGTCAAGTTAGTGCTAGAAATTTTGGTGGAAGACGTGGTGGTGAAGTAGGAGATTTATTAGGTAGATTATTAATTTCAAAAGATCTTAATTTACCAGGAAAAATAACTGATATGCTTTTTGGTCCTAAACCTCAAACAAAACCTCAACAACCTACAGGCCAATCTGGAGACCCAACTACTAAAGGTACATCTGAAAGACCTCCGGAGGATGAGCAGGAACCAAATGACAAACCAAGTACAGGTATGTCAAATCCTTATGATGTGAATACCATGGAACTTAGGCAAAAAATAAATTTTGCTCTTAGAAATGAAAAGACTAATACAAAGGTCAATACACAAACCGGTTCTAAAGAATATATAGATCCATACAAAATGATGGATTTAAAAAACAATGCTACAGATGAAGAAATAAAACAGAGATGGAAAATATTGAGTCAGATGTATCATCCTGATAAAGGCTCAGATGGTGAAGTATTTAAAATGGTTAATTCGGCTTATAATCAAATAAAATTAATGAGACCAGGCATTAAATAGGTTTAAAGATATGAAATTTAACGAAATATCTAAGCCTTTAATTACGGAAATAATATTAGAAGCAGAAAATAAAAATACTCACTTAGAGCATTTGGAAGATAATATTTTTAATAAAGGATATGAAGGCGCCAAAGAAGCCATAAACTATCTATACAGCCTACAACAAATGCTAGATGGAAGTTCAGAGAAACCTGTAAGCATGACAACTAAATGGGACGGAGCACCTGCCGTGATTGCTGGTAAAGACCCTGCAACAGGTAAATTTTTTGTAGGTACTAAAGGTGTATTTGCACAGAAGCCAAAAATAAATTTTACAGATAAAGATATAGAAGAAAATCATCCTTCTGAAGGCCTACAAGATAAATTAAAATTAGCATTAAAAAGTTTGAAAGGATTAACTTGGAATACAGTTGCACAGGGTGATATGTTATTTTCTAAAAGTGATTTAGAAACAGTAACTATAGATGGGGAAGAATGTTTAGTATTTAAACCTAATACTATTGTGTATGCTATTCCTACTAGTAGTGATTTAGCAAAGCAAATTACAAGTGCGGACATGGGCATAGTCTGGCATACAGAGTATGTAGGAGGGCCTACATTAGCCGATACAACTGCTAAATTTGGTTTTGATAGTAGTGTACTAGGTAATAGTAATAAAGTATGGCATAGAGATGCCTTAATTAAAAACTTACGTGGAACTGTAACATTAACACAGGAAGAAAGTAATACTATTACAACATCTATTAAAGAAGCAGACGGTTACTTAAAAGGTATAGATTCAGATACTTTTAGTTGGTTAGAAAAAGGTAACGATCTAATAGGCAAAGACTTCTTACAACAATTAAAGGCTCATGTAAATAATAACATTAGAGCAGGAGCATTTGATGAGCCTACTAAGTTTGCTCAAGGCTTTGTGCAGAAGTATATTAACTTTATGCAAAAGAAAATAGATGGATATAAGACTCAAGCAAAACAAGATGAGATGAATGAAAAGTTAGTACAAGGTGTTAAGTTTATTAAAGAGCATGTACCAAGTATAGTAAGTGTGTATGATTTATATTTAAAAATTATACAATCCAAAATACTTATTATTAAAAAATTAGAAACAATTAGACAATTGCCTACGTTTAAAGAAACAGAAAACGGTTATGAAGTAACTGGCGAAGAAGGATTTGTTGCAGTGGATAGAATAGGCAATGCATTAAAACTAGTAGATAGACTAGAGTTTAGTAGATTAAACTTTGGTACAGGAATGCCAGGTAAATAAAATGGACCTACAATTAATAGATCAAGAAATATCAGAAGCAAGACTATTCAGAACTACTAATCAATTTAAAATTTATAATGGTAGAGATATAGCAGATTTGCTATATTTAACATCTTTAACTACATTTATGATGGCTAAAGATGAAAAACAAGAAGGGTTTGCAAGATCGTATGCAAAACAAACAGCACAATACGGTAAGTATAACTTCTTTAGGAGTCATGCAACAGACCTGTATTTGTTAGCATATCAGGTTAATGATCCAAGCAATAGAAATATTAGTCTTAAAAATCCTATTGAAAGTAAAATGTTTTTAAAGAGTTGTAATTTTAATGATTCACATCATTGGAACTTTTTTACTAAAGTAGGACAAGGCAGAGAAAACTCTAATGATACTATTGTTTACTTTATGAGATTAGAAAAGCAATTAAAAATAAGTAATGCAAAATATAAACAATTCCGTAGATTCATTACTGATTGGAAAAATTTAAAATACAGATCAAAACAATTAGTAGTAGCACAAATTATACAAGAATTTAGAAGGATTGGTAGAGGCAGTGAAATGATAGGACCTTTATCCACAATGACAAAATATAAAAGTTATAGAATGTCTGATAAGTATAAAAAACAACCTAGTACTGCTAAAAAAGTTGCTGGTGCGGCCGCGGGTGCAGTTGCAGGTCGATATGTAGGTAAGAAGATTGCACAAAGATATGGAAAAGATTCTGATAAATATAAGAAAGCAGGAACAGGAATAGGTGCAATAGCAGGTTATTGGGCTAGTGGAAGGCAAAGACAAAAATGAAAATAACGCAAATATTAAAAGAAGAACTTACTTGGTCAGACGTACAAATGAAGTACTCTGGAAATACTATTCTTTTACAAATGATAATGCAGGCCGGACAAAGTCCAATGAATCAGGTAGATGGTAAAACCGACTGGGGGTCAGCAATTGATATGGGTAGTGCTAATTATCAAAAGTACCTAAGTGATGAAAATACTAAAAGGAAAAATTCTGAAAAGAAAAATAAAGGTACAGATAAACAAACAAAAGCAACTACTGATAAAAAAACACAAGGTGCCCAAATAGGAAACCAAAATGCTAGAAAGGCCGCTAATTCAGTACCTGGACTAAAAGATATTGATTTTACAACAATAGGAAGTACTGCAAAAACATCTTATCAAGCAGGAAAACGTTTAGGAAATCTACCAGGTGATCAAATTTCTTATAACAAAAGCTCTTTAAAGTTAGCCGCTAGTAAGAAAAATCCTAATAATAAACTATAAAAAATACAAAAAAAGATAAATAAGTGTAACGGAGTTATTTAGACTCCATAACTATTAGGAGAATTATAATGGCACAAACAAACCCAAACGCGGCAGTTAGAGCGGCAAACGGATTCGTAGGAACTACTCACATTTTAGAAGTAGATAACGTATCAGTAGTAACAGTTGAAGCGGCATGTACTGAAGCACAAGTAGAAGGCTTCGTAGTTGTAGCAGTATCTGGTGTAGTAAGTGGTAGTCACATCGCTGTACAAGGCGCAGGCGCAACACCTTCAATCGCAGGTACTACATTAATCGCAACATTTAGTTAAGATTTAATTTAACACAAAAGAAGGCAGTTTATACTGCCTTTTTTTATGACTTTTTGATAAATAAAAGTAACGTACAAAACTATTGTACACTAATATTAGGAGAATTAAAATGGCACAAGCAGATAGAAGAGCGGCGGCGGCAATGGAAGTTATTGGTAAAGACGTATTCCTTAAGAGTTTTACTCAACAATCAGGAAATATTTCAGCAACTCAATTAACAGCATTAGTTAGCTCAGTTCAAAACTTAAACCTTTCATTATTAAAAGTTGGCGCAGTAAGTGGTGCGGCAGTTAATATGATTGTAGAAGGTGCAGACAATTTAGCAAATGGCGACATCGCAGGACACGTTATTGCAGACGTCTCATTCTAAGTTTAACAACTTTATAAAAAGATCCTCACTTAGTGGGGATTTTTTTTGGCTAAAGGAATTGGAATACTGATAAATAGTGTAATACAGGAGACACATAATGGTTGCAGGAAATAGAAGCGGAGCAATGGGAAGTAGTGAAACACTTTCAGGTAACATAGAATTTTATACATTGTTCACAAGTATAGATATAACAAGAACAGGTGATTTTGCTAACAATAGTCAAAAAGACTTTGAAAGTGTTGTGCAAGTAATTGGATTAAGAGCACAACCAGTTGTAATGAACGAGCCTGTAGCATTGAGCGGAGTAGGTGCAAATGTTCTAGAAAACTATGGAGCACCTAGTATGACAGGAGCAGGTTGGATATTTAAATTTGCTTTTGAAAGAACAGATGTACACACTATAACTACACTTACAGACGAGTTGAATGGGATAGTATTAAATGGTGGAACCATAGATACTAAAAGTACAATTAATATGGAATTTAGTAAGCAAGACTTATTATAATAGTAACATGCCAAAAAAGAACGAACCAGAAATAATGCCTAAGCCATACGTTAAAAGTGGTGATATAGAAGCACATATAATTGCTGATATGCTTCGTATAGAATCAATTACAGCAGAATTAAAAGAATTTAAAGAAGTAACTAAAGAGCGATTAAATAAACTTGAAAGTTGGATCATCGCTATAGTTGGACTAACATTTACTACCCTAATGACTACCGTGGTAGGATTATTAATGAAGATATTATGAGATATTTAGATATAGTAGAAGAAATAACATTAGATGATGCAGAGGACTTTCACGAAGAGTTTGGATACATAGGATATAGTATTGACGAAAGTGATATGTTTGAAGCAGAATATCAAGGACGCAAAGTTAAACTAAACAAGCCTATGCAAGGTGATGTTAAAAAGTTTAAAGTTTATGTGAAAGATCCTAAAACAGGAAACGTTAAAAAAGTAAACTTTGGGCATGGCGGTTCTAGTGTTAAAGGAAAAACAATGCGTATTAGGAAAAGTAATCCTAAAGCAAGAAAAAGTTTTAGAGCAAGACATAATTGTTCAAATCCAGGACCAAAAACAAAAGCACGTTATTGGTCATGTAGGAAATGGTAAAATGAGATTAGAAGAATTTACAGATGTAACTATTACAGAAGGCAGAATGGTATGGCGTAAAATGGGTAACACTATTAAACGTGCCGTAAGGTGTACTAGTGGCAGACGTAAAGGAAGAGTTGTATCTAATGTAAGTCAATGTAGTGCTCCTATAGATTTTAAAAAGAGGCTTACATTAAAAAGAACAAAAGCAAGAATGGGTACTCGTATGGCAAGACGAGCTCAGAGAACAAAGAAATTTAATCCTAATAGTAGAAGATTGCGTACTATGAATAAGAGACGTAGATAATGAAGTTTACTGATGTAAAAACTTTAGAACATTTATTGAAAGAATATAAAATAAAGGAACAATATCCTATATCTTCTGGCGAGCAAGGACATGGTACTAACGCAAAACAAAGACAGAAAGAAGAGCCTAAAGGTTCTATTGCTACTCGGGTTACGTCTTCCCCTACAGCACTAGGGAAGACAAAAAGTGATACCGAAGTGGAGACAGATACACAAACTGTAGTCCCTATAAAAGCAAAAGATGTCCAAACAGATCCTTTAAAAAAACCTAAATTTGTTTCTACAAAAAATGGAAAAGAACCTTTAGAAGTTATCTCTCCTGTAAATGACGGTGATAATCCGGAAGCCCTTGTAGTAAAAGATAAAAAAGGTAATTTCACAGCAATAGCAAAAGACGAAGAAGTGCAGGAAATACCAGAAGGTAGATTATCTAAAATTGCAAAACGTAAAGGTAAAAAATTAAGAATTAAAAGTCTCAAGGGTAAGATAAAAAAACTATCTAAAAGTCGAATTAAAGAAGCAGATCCTAAACTATTTGAGATAAACTTTAATAGAAAAGAGATAGCAAAATCAGCCTTTGATGCTCCTATAAGATGTGGCTTTGAAGCAGAAACATTTTTCTTTAGTGTAGATAGCAGAAGTGCCAGTGATGATGTAGATAATATGAGTATTGACGATATCGAATACGAATTTGGTGACTTGCCAGATCAAGCATATGAAGATTATCAAGAATGGTTATACGAAAAAGGACAAGAAGAATACCTAGAAGATCTAATAACAGATAAAGTAGAAGAATATAGAGAAGATGAAGAATACCTAAACGATTTTATAGATAGTAGCGATGGTCCAAGTTCAGAAGCAGTAGAAGTATACAAAAACGAATTTGAAGAAGAAAATCCTAAAGAATACCAAAATCGTGAAGAAGATGGTTGGGAGTATATAAATTGGGTAAGAGAATTTGTTGAAGAAGAATATGAAGAAGAATATTTAGCCTGGTTAAGAGACAATATTGCACAAGACAATGATCTAGACGATGAAGCCAGAGAACTAGCAGATGGTGACTATAGCATGGGTGACTGGATTAACGACAACTATAGTTATATGAGCAGTTTCCTTGATGACTATGGTTATGACTATGCTAGAAGCGGTGGAGATGTCGAAGGTGTAGCAGATGAATTAATGGTATGGATCAGAGACAACAGTGAATTCACAGACTATCCGGAATCAGGAGATTACGGAGATACTTATACTACAACTTCATGGGCAGTAGAAAACGACAGTAGTATAGAACCTGACGAAGGAGCAGGTGCAGAACTTATATCACCGGTATTCAGCAGTCCCAGAAAAATGCTTACTGAAATGAAAAGTTTATTTAACTGGAGTGAAGACAACTTTGGAACAAACAATAGTACAGGACTACATGTCACAATGAGTTGGCACGGTGAAGCCGCAGGCCAACAGTCAAATGCAGAACCAAACAAATTAAAAATGGCATTACTATTAGGTGATGAATATTTACTTGCAGAGTTTGGTAGACTTAGAAATAGTTATACAAAAAGCCAATATCAAAGTGTATTAAAATATGCAGACGGTATGAAACGAGGTGACCAGAAAAGTTTTGAAGATTTTGAAACTGAACTTACTAAAGGTATAGATTCAGGTAAATTTAATAGCATACATTTTAAAACCGAAAAAGATAAACAGTCAGGCACTAATCTTATTGAGTTTAGAATAGCCGGTGGTGCTGACTACAACACGATGTATGAAAAGGTTGTAAAAGCATGTGTAAGATATGCAACAATTATGGAAGCAGGGTATACAGATTCGTTCCAAAGAGATTATGTTAATGCAGTATTTAAATTATTGCGTAAATCACAGGAAATAGATCCTAAAAAATTAAAAGATTTAGAAGTTATTAATCATCCAGTAATAGATTCTGCTAAGAGCATTGTAGGTAAAAAAGATTATTTTGACGTAATAAAATATTTAGGAAGTAGTGTTGAAAACTTTCAAAACTATGAAAAACTTAGTCAACCAAATGCTGATAAAGAATGGAAACAAAGTATTAAAGACTATAAAAAAGGAACTGGCAAAGATCCTAGTTGGGTGGGCGAAGCAGAAGAAGGTGAAGAAGTAAAAGGCTACATAGAACCAAATAGACTTTCTCCAAGCAAGAGAGCGGCAGGCGAATTAAACAAAGCACAAGATAGATTTACTTCGGCAATTACAATGTTGGCTAGAGATATAGCAGACAAAAGAAATAGAGCAAAAGTTTCAGCAAAGGATGTCAGAGTGTTTAGAGAATTTGCTAGTAAACTACAACTTAAAGATCAAGACATACAACGCCTTACAATTAAAAGTATGGATGATTTTAACTTTGATGGTAAAGATAAAGATAAGATCATAAGATTAAAAACTGGTCTAGACACTTTATTTAAAAAAGAAATAATTAGTCCACCTAAGTATACTGCTCCTCAAAATGTAGACAAAATTGCATCTGCTATGTGGCAGTTTTATCAAAGTGAAGATATTAACGATAATGCAAAAA